TTAAGAAATTAAAGCCGTTTAACGCTTTGAAATAGTGTTGTTAGGTTGCTGGGGTAGGGTCTTATTAAACCCGTGAAAGACTGGGGCGGTTTAAGTCCTTTACCACCCACAAGAAAAAAAGGACTTCCCAAAAATTCTTGAAAAACAAAAGGGCAAAAAATTATGCAAAAGGTGTTGACAACGCTTTATATAGAATTTAGAATTAAGTTATGCCGAAAAGGAGGCGATGAAAAGTGAGAAATGCGATAGGTTATGTTAGGGTTTCGACCAATGAACAAGACGACAAGTTTGGTATCGAGGCGCAAAAAGAGGCAATTTTGAAGTTTGCCGATGAAAATGGGTTTGTGATTGTCGAGTGGGCGAAAGATGTTATTAGTGGGGCGAGCGAGAATAAACCAGCGCTCAATTCTTTACTATATTCGATAGATGTGAATAACCCGCCTTATGAAGCGGTCATAGTTTTTAAATACGATAGAATTGCGAGGGAGATGTTGCAACTTTGCTATGCGGTGCTTGAATTTAAGCGCAAGAACATTGAACTACATAGCGTCCACGATGATATGAATTTAGAAAAGCCAGAGAATAAGTTGATGTTGGCGGTCGTTGGCTATTGTGCGGAAAAAGAGCGTGAGAGCATTAAGATTAGAACAAGTGCTGGTAGGTTACAAAAGGCGAATGGTGGTGGTTACGCTGGTGGGACAGTTCCACTTGGTTACACGACTTTACACGGAAGATTAGTTTTAGAGCCGAGCGAAAAGGCGGTTGTGCTTATGATTTATGAAATGGTTAAAAAGCAAAAGATGTCTTTAAATCGTGTGGCGGAATATCTAAATGATAATAATGTTAAGTCCAAGCGTGGCGGAAGATGGACGGCTCGAAGTGTCAAATACATCATCGACAACGAAAAGTTTTATCGTGGTTATTATAAATACGGAAAAGACGGAAAGTGGGTTAAGGGCGAACACGAAGCCTTATTTTATTAGTTATGAAAGCGATTAAAACTTTGAAATCATTATATAAATACACTCACGAAAACCCTAGCGTTGATGTTGTTTATATTAGTATGAAATTAGCCAATTATATAACTTTATTAGAACACGAATATATAGATAGCATAACTAGAGGCGTTCCAATGAAACCAAAACACCAGCAAGATTATTGGTTATTTAATGACTGCATTGTTGCAAATGGAACTAAGTTTTTAGTAGAGGAGGCAAAAAATGAAATCAATTTTAATTAGTATCAAACCAAAATATGTAGCCAAAATCTTAAATGGCGAAAAGACCATAGAAATTAGAAAAACTTGCCGAAAGATATAAAGGAGAGTTGGAATTGTTATGATTTATTACAGCGATATGGACGAAGATATTAGAGAGATAACTAACAAAATTAGTGAATTAGGTTATTACTTTGACAATCCAAAAGAAGTAGCAACTTTATGGAAAGAATATAGCAATGGGGTTTGTGCTCAATGGCTTGTAGTATATGATATGACTTTAAGGCATTTTGCTGAATGGCTAAAGGAAAATAAGGAGATTGAATACTTATGAAATATAGTGCATATCCAGTAGAAAATAAACCTATTATTGGAGAAGACGACCAATATAAAAAATTGATTATTTGTATGATAAAGTTTTTGGAAAATAAAACTGATAATTTATATCAATTTTTGGAAGATAACAATATTAGTTTAGAAACATATATGACTTTTAGAGGTAATTATTTATGACTAAAGGTTTAGAAGCATTAGAAATTATCGTTGATAGACTTGCTATAAAAAAATATGATGAAAGTGGAAATCTTACATATTGGAAAAGCACTATAGATGAAGAATATCAAGTCATCGAAAAAGAACTCAAAGATGTTGATGAAATTATGTCTAATCATAACTGCTCTGATTTAATCGAATTAAACGAAAAATTATGCGATTATGAAGAATTAAAGTTCGATGATGATGTTAAGCAAATGAAACTTAAAGCGTTAGAGATTGTTAAGAAAAAACGAGTTCATACCCGTATGCTTCAAATGGTAAATGATGATTTTACTTATCTTGATTACAATAAACAATTTGCGAGAGAGCCAAGCGAAGATTTAACTCAAGAAGAATACGACTTAGTGAAAGGGGTATTTTATGACTAAGGGTTTGTTAGCGCTAGAAAAAATTTGTAATAATTTCCCTCTCAACTCGACAAGTGGTTTTATAATTCCTATCGAGAAAGAATTGAAAGCACTAGAAATTATGACTAAATATGACTTGAAAAAGAGCAATATAACAAGATTTAACAATTATGACGACTTTATTAAGACTATGTATTTAGGCATTGATGGGGTGGTTTATGATGAACACCCTAGCAAAGAAGAATTTGATTTATTGAAAGAGGTATTGCTATGAAAGTAACGATTTATATGCCAATTAATTTATATTTAGATTGTCGCATAAATAGAAAAGAAATAATTAATAATACGATAGCCGAAAAAATAAAAGAATTAATATACAAAAACGGGACTAGTTTAGATATTAAGATAAGACAAAGACCACATAATGTGTTAATAGAACCATTACCGATAATTAATGGCTATGTTAGATGTTATTTAGAAAATGACAAAGAGTGGTTTCATACACCAGAAGAAGTTAGAAAATATTTGGAAGAAAATTGGTATGACTATGTAATTGAATATGAGGTGTTATTATGAGGTTAACGAAAGAAGATAGATACGGACATTTTTATACAAATAGAGCGAGTTGCAGAAACATTTGGTCTTTGGACGGAAAAAAGTTAGAGGGAGAATATTTTGAAAATCAAACTCTTGCTATTGATGGAGAGGCAATAGATAAACTTGGTCAATTAGAAGATGTATTAAAAAAATACAATTTAAACAATGTTGAAGAATTAGATATAGTTTTAAACGCTTATTTTAAAGCCGTTGATGAACTTATAAATAAGCCACAAATAATGGATAGGCTAAATCAACTTGTAGCCATTGAAAAAGAACTTGAAATAGACTTTATTACATTGTTTAAAGCGGTAAATAATGGTTTTTGGTTTAAGAAAAATGACTTAATTATGTTTACGGACGATAATAGAACTTATTGGTCTAATTATGAATTATATGTTCCAAGTTACGATTTATGGGTAAAACTTGCAGACTACGGAAAAACTTGGGCGTTAACTAAGGAGGAATTGCTATGAAAACATTATTAATTGGTTTTTATGATTACCCTTATTTATCAAAAGCGTATGAATTAGAAAACGATAAAATAACCAAAATTAATTTAGACGATAGAACTTTCCACTTAATTAACGACTATAATTGTAGTTGGTATAAAGAAGAATATAGCGAAAAGGAAAGAGAAGATATTGAAAAGTTGTTTAATAAATACGAAAGGGTAATTGCGTGCGAAGATAGTGAATATTGGTTACTGAAAATGTCCATAAAATAGGACATCGTTAAATCTTATATAATAAAAATACACAAAAGGGTGTTAATCGCACCCTTTTTATATGCTTTAGGAGGTAAAATAGTATGGGAAAAAGTCCATTTAACATCGTATTCGAGTTTGCAAAGAAGCAAAACGGAAAATCACAGCAAACAATTCGTGATTTAGTGCAAATTGTGAAAAACGACATCAAAGCCGACCCACAAAAAGGTCTTTATTTTGGCAATAAACTTAAAAACTATTTAGATATTCTAATTAAACAAGAAACTGATTTAACAAGTTTTTATTATGATTGCTATTGGCAAGTGCTTGTTGCCGAAACACCATACTCGCTAGATAGTTACTTTCAAGCGTTAGAGTGGAATAGACCTATCAATGAAAGATTTTATTTACCAAGAAGAAAACAATTACTAGATATAGTCAAAGCATTAGAAGATTTATTTATATGGGACAAATATGATGAATTATTTTTAAGTCAACCTCCAAGGACTGGAAAATCAACGCTTGTTTTATTCACATCTACTTGGCTTTTAGGTATGGATAGCGAAAAAGCGAACTTATATTCAAGTGCTGGAGAAAGTTTAGTCAACACTTTTTATGCTGGTTTAACCGAAATTTTAAATGACGACCACACTTATTGCTGGCAAAAGATATTTCCAAACGCATTTTGGGACAAAAACTCATTTATGAACTCAAAAGAGTGCTATTTAGATGTTGGGAGAAAGAAAAGATACCATAGTTTTACTGGAAGAAGTATTGATAGTAAGAGTTTAAATGGTGCGTGCGATTGCAATGGTGTTTTAATCGCTGACGACTTATGTAGTGATATTGAAGTCGCTATTAACAAAGAAAGATTAGCCATTTTAAACCTTAAAGTTAGAAACAATTTATTATCTCGTGCGAAGATGGGTGCAAAAATCTTATGGATAGGAACTAGATGGAGCGACGCTGACCCAATCGGTGCTAGATTAGAGAGTTTAGAGAACACTACAAAGCGTTTTAGAATTATTAATAGACCAGCACTTAATGACAAAGACGAAAGCAATTTTGATTATTTATTTGGCGTAGGTTTTAGCACTCAATATTATTTAGATTTAAGACAAACATTTATAGATAAAGACGATGGTGCTAGTTTTAGTGCGATGTATATGGGCGTTCCAGTAGAGCGTAGTGCTTTGTTATTCCCACACGATGAATTGAGGACTTATAACAATGTTTTGCCTAGTGGCGAGCCAGATAGAAAGTTCGCATTTGTCGATGTTGCGTGGGGTGGTGGCGACTATTGTGTTATGCCAGTAATTTATCAATATGGAAACGACTTATATTGTGTAGATATGGTTTGCGACCCATCGAATAAGAAAATAACACAGCCAAAAATCGCAAATATGATTATTAAACATAAACTAGGTAGTGTTTGTTTTGAAAAGAATAGAGGTGGCGATGAATATAAAGAAGATATTGAGAAGATTTTAGACGAAAACCATTTCTTTACTAATATCCAACAAAAGAACGCTTTTGCAATTCAAAAGAAAGGTGCAAATAGTAAGGAAGTTAAAATCTTTGAACACGCACCACAAATCAAAGAAATCTTTTATTTATCTTCTAAATATCGTTCAAATGACTATAAAAAAGCCATTGAATTACTATGCAATTATTCTTTAACACGCAAGAAACAAAAGGACGATGTGCCAGACGCTCTTGCTGGTTGTATAGATATGTTTAGGGAAGTAGTTAAGCGTGTTGAAATCAAAGCCGTTATGCGTCCATTTTAACGAAATATGTTAACACTTTCGCATTTTATCTTTTTAATGCGTTTATCTCTTTGCTATTAGTGTAAATAGGTAGAAATATGGCGACTTTTGGAAGAAAAAAGATAATCACAACTTATAAAGAAATCAACGAAAATAATATCGCTGATGTTTTAGCAAAAAGTTATTCTATTCATTTAGAAAATCTTACCGCAATTAATAATTTGTATAACTATTATCGTGGTAATCAAGAAATTTTAAGTCGTGTGAAAGCCGTTAGAAGCGACCATAACGCTAAAATTGTTGAAAATCACGCTTTTGAAATCGCCAATTTTATCGCTGGGTATCTTCTTGCTAAACCAATTCAATATATTGCTAATGGCGATGTTAATGTTGACAAGTTAGCGAAATACAACGCTTATGTTGTCAATACATTAAAAGAAAGTCAAGATATGGTTTTGGCAAAAGATAGGTCGATTTGTGGAACTGGTTATCGCATTTCTTTACCTTTAGACGATGTAAACCAACCTTTTGAGGCTTATGTCTTATCTCCAAAAAACACTTTTGTCGTTTATGGCAGTTCTATTGGCAACAAAGCGTTAATCGGTTGCACTTATCACGCTGAAACAAACAAAAACAATGTTGAAGAAATCATCATTGAAGCATATACAAAAGATTACTATTACAAATTTAACAACACAACAAGTGTATTAGTTGATAAAAAACCTCACACAATGGGCGAAATTCCTATTATCGAATACCCATTAAATGAGGAAAGAATAGGCTCATTTGAGCCAGTTATAACTATGCTTGACGCTATCAACCTTATTGATAGTGATAGAGTTAACGCTATTACACAATTCGTTCAAGCGTTCCTAGTCTTTAAAAATGTCGAGGTTAATGAAAAATTAGTTAAAGACCTTAAAGATTTAGGTGCTATCCAAATTGCTGATAATGGCGAAATTCAAGCAAGCGTAAGTTACATCACACAAGAACTCAACCAAAGCCAAGTCCAAACTTTTAAGGACGATATGCTACAAACTATATATAAAATTGTCGGTATGCCTCAACAAAATAGTGGAGGTGGTGGCGACAATGGTATCGCTGTTATCTATAAAGATGGTTGGACGGAAGTTGAGGCTAAAATGCGACCAAACGAACTCGCATTTAAAGATAGTGAAAGACAATTCCTTAAATTATCGCTCGCTTTCACTAAAACTATGACAAAAGGCAAAGTCGATTTAGACCCAAGCCTTATTGAAATCAAGTTTACAAGAAGCAATTACGAAAACATCGCACAAAAAGTTGACGCTTTCGTTAAGTTAATGTCTTTAAACAACATTGACCCATTGCTCGCTTATCAAGTCGTAGGCTTATTTAGTGACCCAGAACAAGCCTACCAAAAGAGCCAAAAGTTTATTAAGGGAAACCCAGTTACCGAAAATGAAAAAGGAACTGAAAACAAGTGATATTCCACAACTATCTCTTACTAGGTTAGTTGAAAAACTTAATCAAGGTTACGAGTGTGATGTGCGATATATCAACGAAAGGGTCACAATAGGTAAGTCTAAACGCAAGTTGCTCTATAAAGTGCAACAGCAAGACGCTAACCAACCTTATGTAATGGTTAGTATCTTGCAAGCGTTAGACAGCAACCCAAACGCTAAAATCGAGTTTAAAAAGGAAAACGACAAATTAGTTATAGTGGTTGTTGAACGAATAAAAATTTATTAGGTCAAAAGGGACTTGCAAAAGTCTTTTTTATATTCAAGTGATAGAGAAATCACTCTAATCAAACGCAACAAACTTGAAAGAACAAGTATAAAAATGCAAAGGAGGTCATAAATTGGTATGACAAAAGAACAATTAGCAAAGTTAGGTATCGTGGTTGATAAGGACTTAACTGATGATGAAGCATTTGACTTAATCGAAAAACACAACCAAGACTTAGTTAATGAAAAGTCAAAACTCAAAAATCTTAATGACAAGTATTCTAGTGAAATCGCTGGTTTCAAGAAGAAAGAACAAGACCGAATGAGCGACGACGAAAAGAAAGCAATGGCTCAACAAGAGTTAGAAAATGAACTCAAAACATTGCGTAGAGAAAATGTAGTTAACAAAAAGGTTGGCGAACTTATGGAAGTCGGTTATGGCAAAGAACTTGCTACTAAAATAGCGGAAGCCGAGATTGATGGCAAATCTACAGCCAAATATCATCAAGAATTTATTACCGCTAGAGAAGAAAGTTTAAGAGCCGAATTATTAGCAAAGACACCAAAGCCAGGCGGAACTAACGGAACTACTGAAACAAAATTTACAAAAGAGAACTTTTCTAAAGGGCTTATCTCTATGGAAGATATGAACAAACTTCGTAGTGAAAACCCAACACTATATAATGAACTTATTTCTAGTAAATAGTTTAAAAAAGTCCTCTTACAAACAAATCAAATTTATAGGAGGAAATTATTATGAAACAATTTGATTTAAAGAACTGGAACGCTGAGGTATTTCTCGCTTATACAAGAGCAATCGCTGACCCAGTTAAAACAAGTTTAATTGAAGCGGGCGTTTTCTATTATGATGAAGAATTAGCCCAAAAATTCCCAGCACAAGTTGGCGGTAACTACGCTGTCCGTCCAATTACTGGTTTATTAAGTGGCGACGCTATCGACCTTGATGGTGCTACCAACATTGATGATGGCTCACTCAACACTTATGCACAAGGTATCGTTGCCTTACACATGGGTAAATCATTTACCGAAAAAGACTTTACTTATGACTTAACTGGTAAAGACTTTATGGTGCAAGTTGCCGAACAATTACAACGCTACTGGCAAAAACAAGAACAAAAGAAAATGCTTTCTATCTTAAAAGGTATTTTTGGCTCTGCTCTTGCTTCTTCCATCGTTGCAAAAACTTCCGTTGCTTCTACCGACATTATTGACGCTGTCCGTGGTATCGGTGGCGACAACGCTGATTTATTCAAAGTCGTCTTTATGCACTCTGTTGTTGCTAAAGAATTAGAAAAAACTAATGCTATTACATACTTAATGTATAATGACGCAAATGGTATTCAAAGACCAACTAACATTGCTGTTTGGGGTGGTCGTGTTGTTATTGTAAACGACCAATGCCCAGTTGCCGACGCAGAAGATAGCAAACACACCTATAGAACTTACTTCTTAGGCGAAAGAGCATTTGCTTATACACCACTTGCTGAATTAGTCCCAGTCGAAATGTCCCGTGACGCAAAGACCAATGGCGGTCAAACTTCTTTAGTTAGCCGTGATGGTTTAGTCCTCGCACCAGAGGGTGTTTCCTTTAAGGCTAGTGCCATTTCTTCCACCAACAAAGTTACAAACGCTTTACTTGAAACCGCTGGTAACTGGGAAGTTGTCAACGATGGCAACGGACACGCTGTCGATAAAAAGAATATCCCATTCTGTGCTATCGACTACACACTCTAATTGAGTAATTATTTATGGAGGTAGGATATGACTATCGAAGAAAGAGAAAATGCCTTTAACCAAATGTTAGGCGAAGAAGTATCTACTACTTTAGTTGATACCTACCTCCGCTTAGCAACTCAAAAAATACTTAATCATAGATACCCTTTTGACAAAACTAAAGTAGAAATCGAGCCTAGATTTGAAATGGATATGATTGAACTTGCGATTGTTTTATATAACCAAAGAGGTGCTGAGGGCGAAACTCAACACAACGAAAATGGTGTTTCAAGACATTATCGCACAGAGCAAGAAATCTTAAAATCTATTCCTAGAGTAGCGAGTTTACCACTATGAGAAACCTTATTAAAAACAAGTCCAAAATGTATGTTTGCAACTTTGTTAAAGAGTGTCAATACATTGGCGAAGATAGTTACTATACTGGCGAAACATACAACCTATATGACGCACCTAAAATGTTCTTTTCACATATTAGCGGTGCAAAGGGTAGTAGCCAAAGTGAAATCTTTGGGACTGATATTAGATACGATAAGACTTTAGTGCTTACTAAACTTGAATTTAAGAAACTAGGAATAACTGAAAATAGCGTATTCTTTATCGAAAAGAAACCTAAATTTGAAGATAAGACACCTTTATACGATTATCGTGTAGAGCGTATCGCTGAAACATTAAATGAGGTTGTCATTGCGGTTACAAAGGTCTAATTATGGACGATGTAGATAGAATTATTAATCAACTTAAACAGCAACACAAAAAACTTAGTGATAGCGTGTTAGAGGCGGTTAGTAAAGAAATCGAAAGAAACGCTAAAAGAAACTTTAGGCAAGAAATCGAAAATATTAGTGGCGACAACCCTTATGTTGATGTCACTAGAACAATAAGCAATGGCGAGGCTACCATCGAGTGTGGTGGCGAGCAAGTCCTATTCGCTGAATTTGGTGCTGGCACTAACAACTTATATTATATGAACGGACTTGGCTTGGATATGTTAAGCACTAGGTCGTTTCAATACATAGATGGAGAGCCAACTGAAATAGCACCAAGACCAGAGGGTATTGTCCCACTTGGCGAATATGGTAAAAAGCACGGACGAGATGATTTTTGGTTTAGACCTACTTATAACCAACGAACTGGTAGTAAGGAAGCCCTTAAAATCAAACGAAATGGCGATATAGACACTCGTTATGTTTGGACTAAAGGAACTAGACCGATTAGAGCCTTGTGGCGTGCTAGAAATGTCGCTATTAAAAAACTTATTGAGGGGAGGTTAGATATTAAATGATAAATATATTCAATGAATTATACACTTACCTAGTTAATACTTTAACCAACTATGATAGCAATATAAAAACATCTAGTGTTTATCAAAATGTTCCAACCGAATATCCATTTGTGAGTTTTGAAGAAATCGTTGACGCTGTTTATCCATTAACAAGCGACGATTGTAACATCGAAAACCACGCTCAAAAAGAATATGAAGTTAACATTTATACACAAAAACCAAATAAAAAGAGTAAGGCTGACGCTATTGCAAATATTATTGACAATATGATGAGTAGATATGGCTTTACAAGGGTGTCTAAAAACGCAATTCAAGACACTAACGAAACGATTTACCGAATTATCCTTAGATATGACGGCATTGTTTCAAAAGAACATATAGTTTATAGGAGGTAAAAAACTATGAGTGCTTCTACTACACCTATTTCCACACATAAAGTTTCATTAATGAAATATAACCCTGCTGGAACTGGAACTGACAAATACGAACAACTTTGTTGCATTAAATCTTTCCCAGATTTAGATAGCAAAGTCGAGCCAGACCAAATCGAAGTTACAACTTTATGTGATGAATACCACGAATATATTGATGGCTTAAAGAACTATGGCGATGATTTAGAATTTACCGCTAACTATGTTAAAGACACATTTGATACCATTAATGGTCTTACTGGCAAAGTTCAACTCGCTATTTACTTTAACACTGGCTCTAGTTTTGATGGCGATAATGGAAAATTCTATTTCGGTGGCGAAGTTTCCGCTGTTGTCAATGGCGGTGGCGTTGGCGATGTTATCGAAATGACTATCCGTGTCAAACTCAAAGAGGCTTTATCCGTTACCGAGCCATCACATTCTTAATTTAATTTTTACGGAGGTATCTACAAGTGGGTAGAAAACAAATCAATTTAGAATTTTACGATAAGAAATATATTATCGAATATAATCGCTCTAGCGTATTAGAAGTTGTAGGCATTAAAGAAGAAAACGACCTCGACAAAATCGTTGGTTTAGTCAAGGCTGGTCTTAAAATGCACCACGAAAACGATATGCCTAGTAATGATGAAGTTAAAGGTTGGCTTATTGCTTTAGGCGATAATGTCAAAGAGTTTGCGGAAGCGTTACAAGAAATGGTGCAAGATGTTCTTGAAACATTTAAGAGTGATAGAAAAAACTTGAAGTGGGGGAAAACCGAAGTAGAGGCATAACCCCCACCGAATACTTAAAAAAATTGTGTGCTTATGCGATGTCGTTAGGAATGTCGTATGAAGATTATTGGTTTAATCACTACGATTTAATTTATTACTACATAGAAGCCGAAGAAATTAGGCAACGAAAACGCAATAACGAGTTGTGGCTACAAGGTGCTTATATTTATCAAGCCATAGGTAGTTTAACACCAGTTCTTAACCCATTTAGTAAAGACCACAAAGCACGACCTTACCTTAAAGAGCCGATACCTATTACACAAAAGGATATTGACGAGCGAGAGGAAAGAAAAGTGCAACAAATGAAAGACTACTTGATGTCAAGGGTCAAGAAGCAAGGAGGTTAGTAATATGGCAACCGCTAGTTATGATAAATTAACAATAAAAGTTGGCATTGATAGTTCTGGTGCTAATCGTGGCATTACAAAACTTTCAACTAACCTCCGTGAATTAGATAAGACCGCACAAGAAATTGACACCAAGCATATTGAAGAAGTTAGAGAACTCTTACAAAGCATTGCAAATATCGACTTTAGTAATGTCACACAAGGTTTGCAGTCCGTTGTAAGTGCTTTTAAATCTTTTAACAGCAAAACCTTTATGAAAGCCACAAATGGTGGCAAAGATTTAAGCGGACAATTAGTTCCAGATGTTTCTAAATTAAGAGATTTTAATGAAATATTAGGAAGCATAGAAGTTTCTCCGTTTGCAAATCAAAATACCGACCTTTCTAAATACAACAAGTTAATTGAGGAAGCCACACAAAAAACTTACGATTTAAGTGGTGCTTTAAATTCAGTTGATGATGAAAGTGATTTAATTAATGTTGAAGAAGAATTTAAGAAAATCGGTCTTAATGCAACTCAAATCAAAGAGGCTTTTAAATCTATCAACTTTGAAAAAGGAACATTTAACGAAGAAGAAATCGCAAAGTTAAATGAAACCTTACAAAAATTAGGTTATACAGCCGAAGAAACCGAAGAAATCATTAGCCGTCTTAAAAAAGAGGTTGATGAAACAAATAAATCTAGTAAGAAAGCAAGTGAAAAAGGACTTGCAAAACTTTTAACATCGTTTAAGCGTATTCTTAAATATCGTGTTATCCGTAAAGTAATTCAAGATATATTTAAGGCGTTTAGCGAGGGCGTTAAAAATGTTGTTGAATTTGACGAGGCAACTAACGAAGCGTTTACTCAAATTAGAGCAAGTTTAGGCTACTTAACAAATAGTTTAGGTAGTATGCTTGCACCTTTAATTCAATCATTACAACCTCTTATCTCCGCTCTTGCTGATAGTCTTGGCGATATTGCTAACGAATTTGGCAAAGTGTTTGCTGAACTTAACGGACAAACAGCATTTGCA